ATAAATATATTGGTGATGCAATGATGGCAATCTTTAATGCACCTTTAGACTTAGAGGGTCATGAACAGGCTGCTGTTTTATGTGCTAAAGAGATACAAGACAAAGTACAGCTATCTGGTTTGGGTCTTGAAATAGGCGTGGGTGTTGCTACAGGGTTTGCAGTCATAGGCAACATGGGTAGTTCAACTAGGTTTGATTACACAGCTATTGGTGACTGCGTTAATACTGCGGCAAGGCTTGAATCCGCCACCAAAGAGGCAGGGTTTGACATATTGATAGGAGAAGAGACTGCCAAAAAGTGCGGTTTTGAGTTAAAATTATTAGAACCAATTAAAGTTAAGGGAAAAGAAAAGCCCTTACAAATTTATACTATTAATCATGGCAGTTAAGATAAAAGTAAAAAGTGTAGACCCACAAAGAAGAAAGTCTAAACGCACTTCAATAGGCAGTTCATTGAACACCTATCCAAGAAACAAGAATGCCAAGAATCAGTATAAAAAATATAGAGGACAAGGAAGATGAAGTTTAAGTTAATAAAAAATTTAGTAGGTGCGGTTGCTCCAACACTAGGCTCTGCATTGGGCGGACCTCTTGGAGGTCAGGCGGCATCAGTGGTAGCAAAAGTGCTTGGATGTAATGCAGATCCGAAGTCTATCAACAACGCAATACAAAGTGCAACTCCAGAACAAATGTTAGAGCTCAAGAAGGCGGAACAGGAGTTTGAGGTGCAGATGAAGGAGCTCGATGTTGATGTCTTTAGATTAGAGGTAGCAGATGGTCAAGACGCAAGAAACAAGTTCAGCAAGGATTGGACAGCTCGCATTATGGGGATTGCAGTAGTTGGAGGTTTTATGGGGTATATATTTCTTGTTACTCTACAGCCACCAGAGCAGAACTCAGAAGCTTTAATTAATTTAGTTTTAGGATATTTGGGTGGATTGGCTAGTGCTGTGATATCTTTTTATTTTGGTGCATCAAATACATCAAATAACGAAAAGGATTAAAAGTGGCTGGATTTAAACTAAATACATTCGGAGGGTTAAATAAAAAAATAGCCCCAAGACTATTGCCAGAGGATGTTGCTCAAGAAACCTCTAATACATTTTTGGACAGAGGTAGGCTTGAGGGACTACCGCAAGATCTTAACGACCCATCAGAGGCAGGCTCAACACATCCAGCTTCAAACATAAGTGCCGCAACAAGCACAATATTTAAAGCAACAGACAGTGCGTGGTTCACATTCAATGATGATGTAGATGTTATTAAGAGTCCAATAAGAGAGGACTCATTTAGCAGATTTTACTTTACTGGATTTTCTGGAAGCTCTGGGTTCCCAAGAATGGTCGATGCTGCAAACGGCATATCAGGAAGTGGTCCTTACCCAGTTACTAGCTATAGATTAGGCTTACCAACTCCAGGTGCATTTACTTCTGCTCCAAGCATTGACAATACAACTGCGGCTGATGGTGCTACAACAAGCTCAAGGGCTTATGTTTATACAGAGATAACAACATTCGGAGAAGAGGGACCGCCAAGTCTCGTTACGGCTTCAGAGATTATTGATGCGGCTAATGGATCTACAGTTACTCTGTCACTACCAGCTGGATCAAGTGGTGTTTATTCTATAGCGAAAAGAAGAATATATAGAACAGATTTAAATGGTGTATTTAGATTTGTTAAAGATGTTGCAGGTGTATCATCGGGAACAACAACGGATGCTGTCTTGGATGCCTCTCTCGGGGAAGAAATAGAATCAGCAGACAACTTAGCACCGCCAGATGATGTAACGTCAAATCACCCAGACGGACCAATGTTTGGAATAACAACAATGCCTAATGGTATAACAGCAGGCTTTAGTGGTAATACTCTACTATTTAGTGAACCATTCTTACCACACTCATATCCTTTAGCAAATCAGTTAACAACAGCAACCGACGTTGTGGGTATAACAACTATAGGATCAGGCTTGTTAGTTACAACAAAAGGCAAGCCAGTTATAGTTTCTGGTACAGATCCAAGGGCTATGGCTTCTTTAGAGATAGACGCTAACCTACCAAATACAAATAAAAGATCTTTGGTAGATATGGGTGAGTATGCTATTTATGCATCACCAGACGGCTTGGTATTGGCAGCAAACTCAGATGTTCAATTAATAACCCAACAAATATTTACTCGTGATCAGTGGCAGGAATATTATCCAAACAATATAGAGGCATATGAATACGAAGGAAAGTACATAGGCTTTACTTGGGATGGGTCTGACACATCAACAAAGAAAGGTTTCTTGTTTGATCCTAGGGGTCAGAAGAATGCGTTTATTGATTTAGACTTTTATGCACACGCTGGATTTAATGACAGGGAGAACGATGAGCTTTACCTTGTTATTGGGGGAGTACTTAAGAAGTTTGCTAGATCAACAAGCACAAGATCTTACTCTTGGAAATCAAGAGAGTTTTATTCAAACAAGCCAATATCTCCAGGCGTAGCAAAAATAAGTGCTGAGTCCTACAGCGATCTTACCTTTAAGTTATACGCAGATGGATCTCTTAAGCATACTCAGGTGGTCACTAATAATAATATCTTTAGATTACCTGGAGGTTATCAGGCTAAATCATTTTACATAATCATTGAGGGTACAGATGCCGTCAATGAGGTTTGTGTATATGAAAGCCCTAGGGAGATAACTTAATGGGTAAGCCAAAAGGCACATTCTCAGTACCAAGAAGTTTTGACTCTGAGCAGAAAAGATTTGCTCAACTGCTTAACGAATCTGTGGCTGTTCTCAAAGGAGAGCTTGGAGATCCTTTAGATGCTGCTGTAACTTATAATGATTTAATAAACTCTGGACTGGCAAAGAGAGATCTTAGAATCGGTAGTAATGGTTTTATTGGTGGGGGTGGCGTTGGTATTATTCCTGGCGATGGACCTGTATTAGATATACCACCAGCACCAACTGGGGTTCAGGTAAACGGAGCATTTCAAAATATACTTATTCAATGGGACAAGCCAACATTTCTTGGATTCTCATATGCTGAGGTATGGGCAGCAACATCTAACACCTTTGCAGACAGAGTTCTAGTTGGAACATCTACAGCGTCTTTATTTTCACATCAAGTCGGTAACGGACAAACTCGATATTATTGGATTAGGTTCGTAAATACACAGGATGTGGCAGGACCGTTTAACTCAACAACAGGAATAGGTGATAGCACTGTTATTGATATTGGTGCACAGATGGCTCTGCTATCAGAAGAGCTGCAAAACCTTCCTGGATATACAGCACTAACAACCTTGATTACTAATGCAGATGTGGCAAACGCTGCCGCCGCAGCCACCGCAAATACAGCAGCAAGAGTTATAAGATCAACGTCCGCACCAACAACAAGAGCTGATGGAACCGCCCTGGTGCAAAACGATGTATGGATTGACACAGACGATAATAATCAGATGTATATAAGAAATGCTTCTAATAATGGATGGGAAGAAGCAAGAGATGGAACTTTAGTTACTCTCGTTAACAGTATTAATACTCAGCAAGGCACCAATACCACAAATATAGCCTCTGCAACGAGTGATATTATCACCCTCACGAGTGAAAACTCTAGCAGGGCTTCTGAAATTACAGCCTTAGAAAGCACGATTAATAACTCCTCAACAGGACTAGCAGCTGCTCATTCAGCAATAAACACTGAACAAACGACAAGAGCTAATGCAGACACCGCACTAGCATCTGATATAACATCCCTAACCTCCACCGTTAGTTCAAATACTTCAGCTATTAGTAGTGAAGCCACAACCAGAGCATCAGCAGACACAGCTTTAGCAACCGACATAACCAACCTAACGTCAACAGTTGGATCCAATACATCAGATATTGCAACCGAGCAAACCACAAGAGCCAATGCGGATACGGCACTTGCAACAGATATAACAAATCTAACATCCACGGTAAATTCAAATACTTCTGCAATATCTACAGAACAGACTACAAGAGCCAATGCAGACACCGCACTAGCCACTGATATAACCAACTTAACTAGCACTGTTAACGGAAACACATCTGCTATATCTACAGAAGCTACAACAAGGGCTAATGCAGATACAGCTAACGCCACGGCTATAAGCAACCTTAGCTCAACAGTTGGAACGACCAATGCCAACGTATCTACACTACAAACATCTGTATCTAACCTAGAAGGGGATGCAGACGCAATGTTTGTTATACAAGTTGCCACTGAATCTGACGGAAGTAAGTCAGCAGCAGGTATGGTTATTGGATCTAATGCAAGTAGCGGTAGTGGTGCACAGTCATATGTGCAGTTTCAGGCTGATAAGTTTGCAATATGGAGTGGATCTACAAACGTAGCCCCATTCATTGTTAACAGTGGAACTGTTTTCATAAAGGATGCCATGATTGAAAACGGTGCTATAACAAATGCAAAAATACAAGACGCAACCATAGATAATGCGAAGATAACTGCTACATTAGACGCTGCAAAAATAACAGCTGGAACCCTGTCCGCAGATAGACTAGATGCCTCTGTCATACTTTCAACAGACTTGGCAACAAACACATCTACTTCTATACACGGTGGTAATATAATTACCAATACTTTAAATGCAGACAAAATAGTAACAAACTCTATTACTGGTACACAGATAAATGTTGATACTCTTAATGTAAAAAGTTTTGATAATGTGAGCTCAACCATAGTCAGTCATGTAACGGCAGGTACTAAATTTCCATTAGCCAGGGATGGTCAAACATATATACAAAGAACGGGAACATATACAGGAAGCAATGCCTCATTCGTTCCAGTAACAATTACACAGGTAAGAGACAACGCAGGTTATGTTGCTATCTTTTCAGGTGTTTTGGGTAACGTAAATGGTGGTAGAGTTCAGTATTCATTAAATAATTCTACTTGGGTAAACGCAAGTGGTAATACCAATATTTATTGGAATGCAGGAACTTATAGAGGTTATACCTATGTGTATACAGGACAGATAACCACGCTATCTGCTTCACAGTCTACAGTCTACTGGAGAGTATATTTTTCTGGAAGTTATAACCACACACAGCTTTCACTTAATGTAATGATGGATAACACACGATAATGAATTTATTTACAATATACAAAACATCTACTGGCGAAATTTTATACAACACATCAACCGTTGCTGAGATAGATGAGCTTGGTTTACAAGAGGGTGAGGGTGCTGTTGAGGGGCACTATCAGTCTAATGAGTACAAGATCCTTGAAGAAGTTGCTGTATTAAGGACGGACAATGTGTTGGAGATGTTAAGGATAAAGAGAGGTCAATTACTATCAGAATCAGATTGGACTCAGACATTAGACACACCATTAACAGATTCAAAGAAGGCAGAGTGGGTTACTTACAGACAAGCCTTAAGAGATCTACCGTCTAATAACTCAGATGCGACTTCTATAGATGATGTAACATTCCCTACAGAACCAGCTTAAATCGTAATATAATAGTACATAATTATGCAATTTAATGATATCTTACAAGAGAAATGTTAACCCAAGTTGATATAAGAGTTTACTGGGATTCCGTCAAGCTTGGCTTGCGGGAAATAAAAAAAGAAGCAAACCCAGATTGGCGACCAGAGGACATATATACTGCTATAGTAAACGGAGTAGCAGAGCTTTATATAGATATAGAGCAAGAGCCGTGTGAGAGCTTTATTGTTTTACAAGAAAAGCCAGCAATGTTCAGTCCAACAAAGTCGTTACTTATTTGGGTGGCATATGATAAAAGAGGAGATGCTAACGATATGTATATGGAATACATAGAAGAAATGGCTAGAGAAAGAGGATGTGACAGGGTTGAACTCTGGACTCCATGGAGAGGTCTAGCTCAAGCATTATCTCACAAGGATTATAAAACGAAATTATACATAGTGGAAAAGGAGTTATAATGAGTGGAGGCGGCGGATCAGCAAATATACAAGAGACTAAATCTAGCAAAAAGTTAGCATCAATTGCAGCTCAAAGATTTAATCTTTATCAAAAATATCATGTTCCTATGGAGAACCAGTTTATCTCAGAAGTACAAGCTATGAATACACAAGCAAGCTTTGATACAACTGAGGCAGTGGTTGCTGCATCTATAAAACCAGAATTTCAACAGATGTATAATCAGGTAAAACAAAACCTTGCACAACAAAATGTAGATCCCAGTAGCGGAAAATATGAAGCAATAACTTCACAAGTTGCACAAGCAGAAGCAAGAGGTGTTGGCACGGGTACAGCAAGCGGTCTTGGAGGGCAGGTAGACAGATACTACCAAGGCATGCAAAATGTTGTTGCGTTAGGGCAAGGTCAAGCTGGAACTTCTATATCTGGTTTGGGAGATATAGCCTCTATGGCTGGCAATGTTGGTAGAGCCCAAGCTAGGTCAGGATTAGATAGATATTTAGGCAGACAAGAGATGGCAGGCACGCTTATTGGAACAGGTCTTGGAACCTTTAGCACACTTAATAGCACACTTAAGAATACTGGGTAATAATTGATGTTTGGACTTTACGAAGATGAAAAAAATGACGATCCTTACAATCCAAACGATGGAAGTTTGTATGTAAATCCTTTTAGGAGTGGAGATAAATCAGCACAAGAAACTTTATCTGATTTATATGAAAGTGAATTTCAAGATTATTTGAACAGATTCTTCCCAGTGGAACAAGATTTAATAGAGCAAATGACCACAGGATTTGAGGGATTGCAACAGGAAGAGATAGGAAGAGCACAGTCTGCGGTGGCAAAACAATACTCTATTTCACGCGGGCAGCAACAAAGAAGAAGGTCTGGCTATGGTTTGGATCCAAGTCAAAACAGACAGGGTGATTTTGATAGGTCTGAAACCTCGGCAATAGTTGCGGCAAAAAACTTTGCTAGAGAAAGATCAGAACAAAGAAGAATGGATATAATATCTGGTGGCTTAGGAAGCGTCAGGGATAGATCGGTATTACAAGGAGTAGGATAATGGCAGGTGGATTAGGTTTAATAGGAACTGGTTTAAAAACCAAAGAACAAGGTCTTCAGGCTTTAACAAAAGCAGCAGAAGAAGAATCAAGGAATGAGGTTATGAAACAACAAATAGAAGGTCAAATGGCAGCTGCTGAGATGGGGCAGGCAGCAACATTAACATCCGCAGGTGCAGGAGTCGGTGCTTATGCAGCGATGGGTGGCTCAGTCGGAGGACCAGTGGGAGCATTAATAGGTGCAACAGCTGGTTATTTATTCAGTAAAATAATATGAGTTTTGCAAGAGGATTTAATAGTGGTTATGGTTCTGTCTTAGATGGGGTTCGCCTAGCTCAACAACAAAAAGAAAGTGAAAGAATTAGGCTTAGGGATGAAAAAAAATTAGCACTTGATGAGCAAGAGGCAAAAGGATTTTATCAAAATGAACTAGGAGAAGTTATAAACAGAGATCAAGCTTTTGTAAAAAATGAAGATGGAACTGAGTCTTTGTTAGAAGGTGTTAAATTTAGACCCGGAAGATTAAGACAACAAGCCGCTTTAACAGAGTCAGCGGAATATCAAAACACACCAGAGATGAGGGCTTTAGCAAAATCCTCGGTTCAAAGCTTATTAGATCAAAGAGATGCTAATACAGAAGCCCAAAGAATTATGAATGTCAAAGGTCGCACAACTCAACAGGGTGTAATGATACATGGTTTTTTTAGTGGATTTGATTCAATCATAGATAACCCAGAGGAATGGAGTAATATGTCAGATGTAGAAAAAGATATTTTTTTACAAACTAAGGCGGCAGAGGCTCAGGGCATAGAAGATGATTTAGGAGATAACCCCTTAGAACCTTTTTTAGATAGCAATGTTCCAGGATACAGAGTAGCAAATAAAATTCAAAACATGATACAAAAGGATCCAAGTGCATTAGAGAGACTAGATTTGAATGACTATGCGGGTGGTCTTAATAGTTTGTTTGGGATGCAGACTAAAAGATTTAAAGGTAAAGCATTTGAGGGTGGCGGTGTAAAAGGTATTGTTGAAGATGTTAATATAGATTTTTCTAGTTATAAACTTGATGCGGATAATAATACATTAATACTTAAGGCTAACTATAAGGTTAAAAAAGAAGACGGAGAAGTAGTTACAATTAATGGCACTTTAAATGACACCGATAGAGAGATTATAAAATCAGACTTAGATGCATCAGATGAAGTTGCTTTTTCTATGAATGACCTTATTGATTACACTGCCTCTGGTGCTGCAATGTTTTCATATATAGGGGACCCAAAACTTAAAGAGGTAGTTAAGGCGGGTAAAAAAGCTGCATACAAAAAAGCAATAATGTTCCCATCTGCTGATTATGGAGAGGTTAAGAAAATAGAGGCTCAGGCTGAAAGTTTATTTCTTAAACAACAAACTCAAATAGAGAGCAAGTTTAATAAAGCTGGAGTTAATGATAGTTACGCAGAATTTTTTACCACTGGCGATGTAGGAGATGAGAACTTGGTTGTATCGGATATAATCAATAACTTCCCAGATAAGGATCTGTATTTAGATCAAGTAACTGATGACGAAAACTACCCAACAGGTTATAAACTTAAAAGAGATGAAAATGGCAATCCACTCCCTCTTTGGAAACTTAAGACAACATCTATGAAAAGCACAGAAGAAATTAGAAAAGAACTTTCCTCTGGCAATCCAAATATGTTTGCAAACCAAACAAATAAAGTTACATATTCATTTAACAGTTTTGATGAAGACCTAGATAATACTATGTCATTGCAAGAGGTTAAAGGCGTTATTAATGAAGCCAATCCCAATACATATCCATTAATAGAGGAGTGGCTAAAGAGCAGTGGTATGCCAGTAACTGTTGAAAATATACTTCCTCTTTTACAAACTATAGACAAAAATGGTGATCTTTAAGGAGAAAGCAACGTGGCAGATGATAACTTCTTGGACTTTTATAAACAAAACATAAAACCATTAGATGATGAAGACGAAGATGCTTCTGTTGAAGAAAGTTCTGACATAGCTTCACAAGCAGAAACAGATCCTTTTTTAGACTTTTATAGAAAAGAAACTACAGACACCCCCTCAAAGTCTCTTTTTAAAAATGTTTCTGATTATACAGATGCCAGTCTATCTACAGCTTTTAATAACACGTCAGTTGCAATGTCAACATTGCTCTTAGAAGACGAGTTTGCAAAGATAGACTCTCTAAAAGGTAAGTATGGTTATGGTGACTTTGCATATGATTTGGCAAAATCTTTAATGCCAGGAAAACTTACGTCAGCAAGTTCCGTCAGTGCTGTTAAAAAGTTTGTACAAAGTAAAAAAGTTAGTCATGAAGATTCTTATAAGAATAACCCAGAATATAAAGCTGAAGTAGACAGATATGAAGAAGCTGTTATGGGTGCTTTTGACAAAAATGTAAAAGCAAAACAAAAAAAACTCCAAGAAAAGTTCAATGAAAAAGGATATAACGACTTAAACGAAGGAGTAATTGGTGGAATGTCTAGTGCAATGACATATGTTCCAGCAGCAATTGCACTATATGCAACAAGAAGCCCGGCAGTTTTAGAGTCATATATAGCTCTTATGGGGGTGCAGTCTAAAGGAATGGCTTTTGCTGATGCAATTAACAGGGGCTCTGACTATAGTCAGGCTATGTCCAACTCTAACTGGAGTGGGTCTATTGAGTCTGCGTTGGGAAGAGTTGGATTTGGTCCCAACTCGCAGTTCATGAAACAGTTTATTTCAAAAAATGATGGCTCTTTTAAGAAAATGATAAAGCAGGCACCAATAAATGTTTTGACAGAAATGGGTGCAGAGTCTGCTACCACATTATTACAAGAGACATCTACAGTTCTACATGATATACAAAGTGATTTGAGAATAGCCTTAGATAATCAGGATAACCCTCAGTATGATGGTCCAGGTGTAGGAGAACTTCTAATGGATTACTTACAAACAACAGTTATAGCTGCAGGTGTTGGTGCAGGTGGAACCTTGGGAGTGACGGGTGGTATAAAGTATACTGGAGACACCCTAGGAAAACTAGCAAAGGCAGGAATTCAAAAAGGGTCTGATTATATAGAAGCACACACAAAAGTCTTAAGCAATGTTGAGAAGTCACAAAGACCTTTAAACAAACTTACAATGGATGCATCAAACAATGATTCATTTGAAGACTTTATAAATCAAGATGAGTTTATAGAAAAAATAGCAAACGATATTGTTTCTCTTGATATAGACGCATACGACAGAGAGACAAAACCAAACAAGGTTAAATTTCCAAAAATGGACAGACCTGTAAAAGCAAGAAGCGTCTTAAACAGAAGAATAAGCAAGGATTTCTACAGGCTACCAGAGCTTGCGTATGCCCTTGGTATTAATGTTAAAGATATTCCAAAAAACTATTGGTCAAAATCAGGAGTTAAAGACTTTGATGAGTTGCAAATATTTTTTGAGGAAGAAGGTTTTTTAAACCCCAACAAAATACAAAATCTTAATCCAACAAAACCAGAAGAAGATAGAACTGAACAGATTATGGAGTTAATATCTAATAACCCAGAAAACATAACTGCTATTGAAGACAGGGGTGGATTTGAAGATCAATACGACATTGCAATGTACACATTTTTAAAGGGTCAAAAAGATTCTTTAGATAATAAAAAAATAGCAAATAAAAACAAACTTAAGGGAGATGATGTTTTTGAATCATTAACTAGGCTTGAAGAAAAAGGAGAGGTTGTAGAAGACGAAAATGGGTGGCGTGTTGTTGATAATAGAGATGCTGACATGGTTCCCTTGGATACAGACACAACAGGATTCACACAACAAGATATAGAAAGCATGCCCGTAGATGAGTTTTCTCAAGATCAACAAGCAGAACAACAACAAAAGATAGATGAAGGGTCATTGGTGCCAGTAATAGTGACACCAAAAAGAATAAAGAAAAGAAAAGTCGCAGACGACCCAGATCCAAAAGATTCTTTTGAATACAATGACATAAGTGGAATGATGAACTTCTTTGAGGGAGTCAGCATGAAATATGCTGACAAGTATTCTCACTGGAGAAAATTAGAAAAAGATTTAGTTAATGAGATAGGATTTGATGGTGTTGAACAATACTTGCTAGAGGCTGGGATAGACCCATCCAAAAGAGATTGGAGGGTTGGAGTTCAATCGGATATATATCAAGGACCAGTTGTAGAGACTAGCAATGTTATCCAACAAGAAATAATACCAAAGCTAGTAAAACATTTAGAAGAAAACAATATTGATTTAGAATCTTTTGATCATTTTCTTTACAACCTTCATGCCACAGAAAGAAATAATTTTATTAAAGATGAAAACATTAAAGAGCTAAAAAACTTAAGCACATTAGAAAAAAGTGGAAAAACAACACCAAAGCAAAAGAAAAGAATAGAAGTTCTAAAAGAAAGAATTGAAACAGGCAAGGGTTCTGGTGTTACTACTGAGGACGCACAAGACACTTTAAGAGAATATGGTGTAGAAATAATGGATGATGGCACCGCTATTGCAAAAAGCAAAAAAGGTATAAACCTTTTAGCTGGATATGAAGACTTTGTTACGACATTGCTTGATATGAAAAGAGATGCATATAGAGAATCAGGGTTGGTTGATGAAAATCAAATAGACGATTGGAATGAAAGATATAAGTATTATGTTCCTTTAAAAGGTTTTGCCGAAAACACCCTAGAAGTAGATGGGGTTACTATGCAGAAAAAACAATCCACTAATGGGCTTATTAATAAATCTTTAGGAACTCCTAAAACAATAGAAAGAGCTGCAAAGGGCAGAGATTCTGTAGCAGCATCACCTTTGACTCAAACACTATCAGATGTTATGGCTTCTAAAATTTATGCACAAAAAAATAGAGTTCATAAGGCTGCTGGAGACATGGCACTTGCATTTCCAAACTCAAAACTTTGGGATGTTAAACCAGATAATACAGGAAAAACTTGGGCTTTTGACGCAAACCCAAGACTGCCAAACACTTCACAAATAAGCTTTAAAAGTAACGGTAAGTCTTATTCGTTGTTATTAAAAAGCAAAAAGCTTTCTGTTGGCTTAGAACATATGGACAACTCTGTAAATGAAATGCTATATAAAGCATCAAGACCATTAGTATCCTATCTTTCTTATATGAACACATCTGTTGATCCCGAGTTTGTTGTCAACAACTTTATGAGAGATGTTCAAACTGGGTATTATAATCTTTTAACTGAAAGAGATATGAAGGGCGGAAGATTTGAGGGTGTGTCTACCTTAGCACGAGAAGATGTTGCAAAAAATTTCAATGCTAAGTCGTTATTTAAGAATATGAAATCATATTTTGTTTATGAAAGAAATAGAAATTCTAAAAACCCAATGGACAGAGAAAGCTATGAGTACAAATTAATTAAAGCTTTTAAAGAGGCAGGCGGACAAACAGGGTTTTTGGATCAAAAAACATTAGACCAAAGACAAGAGCATATGAGAAAATTAATGGATATGTATCAAGGCGACCTTAAGGCTAAGGCTTCAAGGGCAAAAGATATAGCATTAGATTTTATTGAGGATACAAACTTCGCGGTTGAAAATGCTTCTAGGATTACTGCATTTGAAGCTTATGTAAATGCAAAAGGAGGTTTAGATAAAGTATCTCAAGCCGACCTGGACAGAGCAGCGGCGTTGGCAAAAAACCTAACAGTAAACTTTAACAGGGGCGGAACAAGCACTGGAAAAATAGGATCTATGTATTTATTTTTTAATGCAAGTGTTCAAGGAACCATGAATGTTTTTAGGGGAATGGGAACAAAACAAAAACAAGATATATTTAAAGGAATATTTGCATTAGGATCCGCCACTACAATGACCAATATTATGTCAAGTGGTGAAGATAAAGAAGGTCTTTACTACGAAAAAATATCTGATTTTGATAAAATGACTGGCATAATAATGATGTTGCCAAACGTATCTCAAATAGACGGAAAGTTTACCGTAGAAAAATATGGAGTTTCTGGTAGGGGAAAAAGATATTTTATGATTGATAATAAGGGCAAGAAAAGACCTGTTGCTGTTAAGATACCACTACCCTATGGATATGCTTTTTTTCATAACTTAGGTAGAATCACAACAGAAATTGCCATGGCGAAGGGAATGGACAATTATGATAGAGATATAGGTGAGGCTTCATTAGAGCTTGGTCAGTCCCTTATCTCGAACTATAGCCCGCTAGGGTTTGATAATAGTGATAATACTTTTAAAAATATTGCTAAAACATTAAGCCCGGATTCTTTAGGAATGGTTCCCGTAAAACAAATTACAGAACTTCTTGTTAATGAAGACTTTTTTGGGGCTCCGATATACTTTCAAAACTTTCCAGGTCAAAGCAAGCCAAGCTCTTGGCATGAAAAAAATAAGACTATGGATTACCTAGAAGACTTTACTAAGTTTATAAATGAAGAAACAGGAGGTACTGACTATGCTCCGGGTAAAGTTGATATAGATCCATCAATAATACAGTATGGTTTTGATTATATGTTTGGTGGTCTTGGCAGAACTGGAAGAAGGTTCTTTCAGATGGCGACAGAGGACAATGTACCATTAGAAGAAAGATCGTTTGTAAGAAGATTAATGGTAACAACTAGAGATGTTGAAGACAGTAGTAAGTTTTATGACAACTACATAGAGCTTATTAATATTCAATCAAGATATAATGATGGCAAAGACTCCAAAGTCAGAGATCGAGATGAGTGGCTTAGTGGCTCTAATCCTTGGGCTAGAGAATTAATCAACACAAAAAGCGAAAGACTTACCAGAGCTAGAGGAAATAAATCTGCACTTAACAAAGCCATCAAAAAAGTAAAATCTTTTAAAGATAGAGAAGATGAAATTAGAAATAAATATTACAGATCTGATAATGACAAATATAATAAATTACTAGAAGGTATAAACTTAGAAAGAAATGATTTTTATCAAGAGTTTAATAATTTAGTAAAAGAGGCAAAGAAGCAGGACTAACAGATACATACTGATAGGGGGAAATATGACAAAGCCCATTAATCCTGCTGTAAACATTAAGATATCAGAGTATTACTAACCTCACAAGCATCGCTTAGATAATCTTTTGACAGATGTGCATACCTGTTGACGATGTTAAAGTCTGACCAACCACCAAGATGTTGTAATGTGTGAAGCGGTGTTCCGTTCTGCACATGGTGAGTAGCCCAGGTATGCCTTATATCATGCCACCTAAAACCTTCTAGGTTTGCCTTCTTTAAAGCGTTGTACCATCCTGTATTAGATGCTCTGCCAATCTTTCTGCCAGCATATGTAAAAACGTAAGGACCAACTCGGTCTATAGAATCTAGCAATTCTTTACACTTGTTATTCAAAGGTACACACAAACTTCTACCGTTTTTTGTTTCAGATCCATCAATAGCTATTTGATTTTCCATGATGTCAATCCACTTAAGATTAAAACAGTTCGACATTCTTACACCTGTAAGCAAAGAAAAAACAAATGGTTTTTGTAGATGAGCTGGAAGTTCATTACGAAGCCTGTTTATATCATCCAAACTAAAATACTTAACCCTCGCAGACTCCTCTTTAACTTTTTTAATTATAGGCTTAGAGTCTAACCATCCCAGCTCTTCATAGGCGTACATAAGTATTGCTCTGAAATAATTTAAATATCTATTAACAGTTCCAGGCTTGCCTTTTATTCCAGATCTAATGTTTACAATATCTGATTTCTTTATGTCTTTTATATCTATGCCATCTAGTCTTGGGTCAAAGTATTTGCGATAAGTAAAATCATTTTTACCCATTTTATTAAACTTATAATATTCAGTAACGGCTTCTTTCCATGTATTCATTTTGAATCCTCTTTGGTTGATTTAATAGTTCCCTTAGCTTAAGACCCCAAAGCTTTTTAAACTCTGGATCCTTGGCTCTTTTCTTTGCTTCGTTCAAAGCAATACATCTTCTAGTTATATTATCCATTTAGCAAAACCAAAAAAGCTGCACATAAAAACATGCCCATTACAGATATTATAATTAAAGTATCATGTTTCATTTTTGACCCTCTTCTTATTATCTTTATGCATTTTATAAAACCTTTTGAAGTATTCTATTTCTTCTTGCATGTTCCCCCAAATCTCATCTCTAACTTCTTTTCTTGCTTCGGTGCTTAACCTGGTAAGAACTTCAAAGTCTGTTTTCTTTGGAAACCACCATTGATGATTAAATGATTTATACATAGCAGAGGGTTCTCCAGTGGTCTTCCATCTCCACTCAACAGTCCCATGTTTTGTATCTTCGTTAAATATTGTTAGTTTCTTATTCATAATTTCCCCACCTGTATTTGAATATGTAATCATTGTAAACTATATAATGTATTTTTTAAATAGCTGTAAAGGAATAAGACATGCTATTTTTTTTTGATCATCTCCATTCCCAATTATATCTCTGGACTCAATATTGTTAATCATGATGCATTCTATTATTTTTCTTGGAGTTATCCACATGGTTTCAACTCCTGTTTCTATAATCCAAAAGTCTGCCTCTGTGCTAAGAAGTGCTGATGGCTTATTAAACATAAACAATTCAACAAGAATGTTTCCTGTCTCTTGACTCTTATAATCAACCTTGACTTCTATCTTAAGGTTTTTTTCTGGGATAAATATGTCATACGGTTTAAATTTTCCAGGTACAAGAACTGCTGTTGGATATTTTTTTCTAAGTGATATTAGAACTTTGTTTTCTATTTCATGTCCAACCGCTAGATCTTTCTTAAAAGCATCTGATGGATTGGTCATTATTCTTCTTCGTCTTTTGGTTTATTTGTAAAGGTCTGTCTTATTTTATAGCCTTGAGAAATGTTCTTCATATTTATTCCCTTTCTAACAACCTCTGATAGCTTATTCCACTCAAGGATTTCATCCTCGTACCTTCCGCACGTTTTACATCTTTGATCTCCAAGGGTTGTAGTGCAAACACCCCCAGTACACGGAGATCCAGACAGGGATCTCTTTCCTAGAATAGCCGAGAGTCTCTCAAAATCTGAAAGACCCTTGTCTATATCGTCAGTCATTAGGACTCTTCTTTATCCTTAACTTCTTTTTGTTCAATAACCTTGTAGGTTTCTGGTAGGTATGAAGTAAGGTTAGTTCTCTCAACTTCAGCACCCACTTGGATAAGTCTTACGAGTTCTCCTAGGAGTGGCTGTATTGTTTGTTGATAAAACTGTTGTGCCGCAACAGCTCTGTTAGCCTCTTCAGATAAGTCTTCTATGTTATAAGATCTTACCTCTTCATCTACCTTTACCGTTATTGTTGGCTTTTCTTTATTTTCCATGGTTACTCCTTAGAATGGTAAATCATCTTCTGTAATTCCAGATGGAAAAACTTCTTCTGATTTTTTTTCTGTTGCATTATACCCTTCTGTTTTTGGCATTACACTAAAACTCATTACGGGAGCTTTTGGATTTGCACCTGGTTTTCTTGCCCAACCATTCAGAAAGTATTCTTTGCCCTCAATATTTATACCCCCAGTATAATCTGGTTGTGTTTCTTTTTCTTTTTTATCGTTTTTCCAAATAGATCCACGATTACTATTGTCATACTGTTTCATTTATTTCTCCTTTTTAGACCAGTCTTCTAAAACTTTATTTACAATATAAGCAATCTTTCTGTCATTAAATCTATGACCTTCTATCTTGCTAACTTTTACAAGCTTATCGTATATATCGCTGTCGATTCTTGAGCTAATTGATTTTTTATTATTAGCCATTTTTTTCCTCCAATAGCTTGGTATAAATCCTAGAGTCTCCTTCAGACCTGTAACTTTCCATCACATCTCTGGGGATTTCCTGTTCCTTAACCAACCTAGCGTAGTTTATTCTTCCTCTTGCTTGTGTCATGTGACACTTCACTTGTGAGGTACTAAATGCTCCGCCATGTTTTGCTATTAACACAGCAGACAATATCTTTTTCCTTTCATCTAGGATTAAAGCCTTGTCCTTGAGCTCTTTCAGTTCTTTTAAAACAGATGCTAATTCAGACGTATCATCTTCATCATCAACTGACTTATAATTTATTCCAGGCTCTTCTTTGTCTTGAGTCCACCTTTCAATATAATTTGGGTCTAGTTTTTTTTCTGCATACCAGTCCATAAATTCTTTTGCTTTTGGTATATATGTTTTTGCCCAATCTTTATCTCTCTTGACCCACTCTTCATAATGCTCTTCATCGCTATACCATTGAAAAAATAACATTTCATCTAAGTCCATGCACTCTAAAGCCATTTGTATTTGATGCCAATAATTTCTTTTGTCTTGCTTAACATCTTTACAAGGCTTACCTTGAGGACATTTAACCTCAACAGCAGAAACATTTCCATTTCTACCTTCAAGCATTATTCCGTCTGGAGATATACCAAGCCAATCATACTTTGGGTGCACCACAAAAGATGGTTGTGTTATTTTATATCCCATTCTCTCTAAGGTTTTTAAGGCTAAGGGCTCGCTGTCTGTACCGTGTTTCATTGCAAACATAGCAAATTGATTAAATGGGTCTTGTGATAATCCGTTAGACTCTCTATACATATCTCTTCCCAAAGACTCCCATTGATCTCCCTTTGTCCAAATACATTCTTGTGCGGTCTTACAGAGCCTTGTGCCAGTGATTCTATTTGCTCTTTGTTGATGCCAAGCCTCTGATCCTTGTTTAATTTTTTGCATTACTTAACTACCTTGCTGTATAAAAGATTTAACTGGACTCTAGTTTCTTTGTCGTTACTAAGCTCTGCAACCTTGTCGTATTGTTGAAATAGTTTTAGGGCTTTTTCTTTATCTTTATAAACCTTTCTAAGTTGTGTTTTAAACTCTTCTATAATAGAAACCTCTTCTTGGTCGGCTTCAGGTTTTGAGTTTTTATCAACCCCTTCCATCTCTGGTTCAACAACTCCCTCAAAAGGGACACAAAATGTTTCCAATAAAGCATTTCTATAAGCAAAAGATCTTGCAGCCTCTAGGTCTTTGGCTTGTTGTGATAAGCTATGACCAACATAAGACCTGTCAATAAAAGACCCATCCTCTGTACATAAAAACCTAAGAGTTCCAACAACTCTAGTTAAAGTATTCTTACCGTCTATAAATTTAGTAGAAACATTTAACCCCGGTTGTACAATTGTTAATATTTTGTTTTCAAATAAAGGTTTTGAAAAAGACTGAATGATCTGGTCAATACCTCTGTAATTATATTTTTGATAGTTGTTAACACCTTCTTTTGCGATAGGGTTTAAAACCATGTATTCTTGAACGCATTGTAAAGCTTCGTATATTTTTTCTTTTGCCATATTATTTCTCCTTGGAATAATTGTATTCTTTATAATATATTAAATCAAGTATTTACAATAATTATATTTATGTGCTTTAATGTTCTCTTACGAGGGAAAATATGTCATTGGAATACATCACTAAAGTTTTAAAAGTGGAAGTTAACTCTACGCAAAAACTTATACTAATAGTATTAGCAAATTACTCTGATGAATTTGGTCAGTCATATCCATCACATAGAAAGTTAACAGAACTTACCAACCTATCTCTTACAGCTATAAAAGATAATCTTAAAAAGCTTAAGGAAATAGGATACTTGGATTGGGAAAAAAGAAATAATACAAGCAATCTTTATAAGTTAAAGGTGTCGCCGTCAGGTGGCTACCCCCCGCCGTCAGGTGGCTACAATACTAAAGGTAATACTAAACAAATATATATATTAGATTTAGATAGGATGAATGAAATTTATAAAGAGCAATGCGATAAGGTTTTCTATCAGCATAGTGCTAACTCATTCAAAGCCAATACAAGATGGAAAGAGCTGCGTGAATTGGGGAGAAAAGGAATAATATCTCCAAAGACAGGCAAGAAGATAGATTTAACTACTGAAGAGTTTTGGTATAAATATTTTGAGATAGCAAATTCAGATGGTCATAAGAAATGGATTAGATCTTTCTGGGCTAAGAAACCAACCCTTATGACAATGATAGGTCTAAATCAATTTGAAGCAATAATAGAGAGAAGATATGGATAATATTTATGAGTTAGAGGCAAACATAATTGGCTCAATGGTTTTGGATTATAAAAGATTTCAAAGTGCACAAGAAAAAGGATTGATGCCAGATGACTTTGATGTAATTTCTTATAAGAACGCTTACGAAATTATGATTAGAGAAAATGCAAATGACATAGTTACCATTAGAACAAATATGGATAATGATATTATGTTTAAGGAGGTGCAAGAAGCAAGTGCTTACTGTGTAAGCTCAGCAGGATTTGATGGGTGGATTGATCTTATGCAAGACAAGTCAGCTAATAATAAATTATTGCGACTTGCTGAAGAAATACCAAGAATTGTTGGGGAAAAAATAAGCATAGCAGAAAAAATAGACACGGTAAATCAGTTACTTATAGACAATAAGATAACAAAAAACAATGGAACACCAAGAGAGATTAAGGACATACTTGAGACAGTTCATCAAGAATTAAAAAATGCAGGAACAAATTTACAGAACATAGTAAAGACAGGGTTTACGCAAATAGATAAAAAAATTAGAGGATTTAAACCAGGGGACTTGGTTATAGTTGCAGGTAGACCGGGAATGGGTAAGACCACGTGGGCTTTAAATATAGCAACAAATAATATTTTTGCACATAAAAACGTATTAATTTTTAGTCTTGAGATGACTAATGAGCAGCTCATAAAAAAGATTGTAAGTTCTGAATCAGGTATATCTATTGATAAAATGGATGGCGGAAATCTAACAGCGTCAGACTGGAGATTGTTTGAAGAAACAAAAAACAAGTTATCTCAATCCAACTTATATGTTTATGATAAGTCTCCAATAACAATAGAAACACTTGTTAACAAAGCAAAATCAATTCAGGCGGTTAAGCAGATAGACTTAATAATTGTGGACTACCTACAGCTTTTAATGACAACAAGCAAAGCACCAGCAGGATCAGATAACAGAACAGCGTCTATGACTTATATATCAAACCTTTTAAAAGGATTGGCAAAAGAAATAGGCTGTCCTTTAATATCTTTATCTCAACTCAATCGTGGTGTTGAATCAAGACCAGATAAAAGACCATTGCTTTCAGACCTAAGAGACTCTGGTTCTATAGAACAAGACGCGGATATGGTTATAATGCTGTATAGAGAAGATTATTATGATGCATTAGACACAGGTTTGTCTGAAGTGATAGTTAAAAAGAATAGAATGGGAGAGATGGGAACATTTGAACTAAGTTTTGATGGCTCACTATCCAAGTTTATAGACCCAGAAGACAGGGCTTTCGGGAGGAAAAAAGAATATGGACCAATCTGAAAATTTTCATCAACAGTTAAGAGACATAATACCAAGGATATCAGAGGCTAGAGTAAATGTCCTTAAGGCAGATGTTGGTCTTAAAAGAGTATTTTGGAGAGAGCTTTGTATAGCAAAAGAAGAAGGTGAGAGAAGTTATAACTCTCAAAAATCTAAAGCAGAATCTACTGATGAATACGCCCAGGCATCTATGAAGGTTGCTGTTGCCAAAGCATCACTTGATGCACTACAAACAGAAAAACTTGCAGTAGATATGCAGTTTGAGGAATGGAGAACAAAAATGGCTAACTTGAGGATGGAAAGAAATAGATATGGGGCATGATAATTTTAAAAGCTTTTGCAGAATGATGCATGAAGAGTGTAGGTCTGAAAGAAGAAAGCATAACGAGAAAGAAATAAGCTTCGAGGATTACATTAAGGCTAACAATAAAATGTTATTAAAGAAATATGCAGGGCAGATCCCCAAATAAAGAAGAGAAAGATTGGATGGATGCTATATCTAACTTTGGATGTATTGTCTGTCATCTTTTTTACGATTGTTATTCTCCGTCAGAGGTGCATCATATAGATGGAAAAACAAAACCAAACGCACACTTGATGTCGTTAAGCCTCTGTTACAAACATCACAGAGAAGGAATCAACAACGATCTTTATGTTTCACGACATCCTTTTAAACGAGAGTTTGAGAAAAGATACGGAAAACAAACTGATCTTTTAATAAAACTTAGGGAGTTAATAAACAATGAGTAATCATGGAGAGTGGAAAGGCGGTAAGGGTTCTGTAAGAAGAAACTCTAACGAAAAACTATATTCAGAAAACTGGGATAAGATTTTTAATAAAAAAAATAAGGAAGATAAATGCCAAAAAGAAAAAAAGAAAAGATAAATTATAAGTACAACGAAGGCGAACTGATTAACGAGTTCGCAAAGTATGTAGATAAAACATATGAGCAACACTATTCCTTAAACAAGTTTCAGGCTACAGAATTTATTATGGATAGCGGTCACGGAGAGGGATTCTGCATGGGTAATGTTATGAAATATGCACAACGCTATGGCAAAAAAGAAGGCAAGAACAGGGCTGACATACTTAAAGTAATTCATTATGGGTTCTTTGCACTGTACAACCACGACATGCAAAACAAGAAGTGAAACATGTTACCGTCTTTGGAGATATAGATTTACTGAGCTATGCACACAAGATTGCCAACATGCCATCACAGGCGGATAGAATAAAATATTTAGAAGATGTAGATGAAAAGTTTTATGATTTGTTGTATCTTTTATCTATGCAGATGGGAGTCTGCAATACCATTGCAAGGCTTTCGACTCGGGAAAAAAGAAAGGAAGCATGGGAAGAATTACCAGATCATACCAGGTCACTTAAGAGTATGAAGGGAATGGTCTATAATAAAGTAGTTAGAAAATTTAGAAGGAGATAATTATGCCACAAGGAAAAGGAACATACGGATCTAAAGTTGGAAGACCGCCAATGAAAAAAGGAAAAAAGAAAACCGCTAAAAAGAAAAAGTAATGGCTTCTAAAAAGAAATCCACAGTCAACTCTGCTGGTAACTATACGAAACCAACCATGCGTAAGAACCTGTTTAATCGTATAAAGGCAGGATCAAAAGGTGGTAGAGCTGGTCAGTGGTCAGCAAGAAAAGCCCAAATGTTAGCAAAAATGTATCGAGCAAAGGGCGGAGGATATAAAAAATGATTGGTAAATTATTTGACAGGTTTATTGAGTGGAGCCTTAACAGGCAAGAACAACACTTAATGCAGAAACCTAAACCCAAGAGAAAAGTCTCAAGGGTAAGACGCAGGGCTAACGCTAAAAAGAAATAAGTTATGCCTTTAAAGAAAGCACAAAAGTCTTTAATAAGATGGACAAAACAAAAATGGAGAACAGCTAGTGGTAAAAAATCTAGCAAGACTGGAGAGGTTTATGCTCCAGCCAAGACCATTGCTAAGTTGAAGTCCACAGCCAAGGGTAGGAAGAAACTATCTAAGGCAAATACGGTTAAGAGAAAAGCAACCGCAAAGGGTAAACAACATGCCAAACACGGACTGCACAAGGGAAGGAAAAGATAATGGCTACAGTAAAAGATACTAAAAGAGTTTCAAACGGAGTCGTTTACAGGGGTAAGAAATACCCTGGGTTTAACAAACCAAAAAGAAACAGTGGGTCAAGCAAACACAAGATGGAGGTTCTTGCTAAAAAGGGTAATGAAATTAAGGTCGTCAGATTTGGTCATAAAGACTATGGTCATAATTACTCTAGTAAAGCTAGGGACAACTATCTTAAACGATCCGCAGGAATCAAGAACAAATCTGGTGGGCTTACGAAGGATGATAAGTTCTCTGCAAACCACTGGGCGAGAAAAGTATTATGGGCAGGCAAAGGCGGAAAGAAAAAAAGTCCCTAAAATATATCTTAGATGAATTAATTTACAATTTCGTTTATCATAATAGGTGTGATCTTATATAGCGAACAGGAATTACATACTGCCTACAGGAAATATGTTGCCTCGTTTAAAGAAACCCCACATTTAATTATCCCAACACTAAAAGAATTTAGAGAAATCTATGAAGAGTATTGGGACTGGTATTTTAGCAATGAGCAAAAAAGAAGAACTCATTAATCTATTTAAGGAAAAAGGATTCGAAAGAGTTTCTCTTCGATGGATTCCAACAAACCCCTACGGCAAAAGACATAAGTTGACTGGATGGATTTATAGAATATCTGGTGACGATGAGTGGTCTGGTCTTGGAAAGAATTTTGAAGAAGCATCAAAAACAATAGACCTTTTATAGCTTTTTCTTCTTTTCTTTATGAGGTTCTTCATAAGTAGTGAATCTGTTTCTGCATGTTTCTGATAAGCACTCTCTTCTCCTTTTTAAAACAGTACCATCAACAAACTTTCTAACATCAATAACCCTAGTGTCAGTTCCACATTCATAGCAAACCATCTTGTCATCCCCTTTATGTAATTAATGATTACGATAATAAGACCATAACAATTTATAGTCAATCGAAATATTGTTTTATTTATTAATTAATGTATCTTTACATTATTATCCACACACATTTTAAAAAAAAAGAATGGAAGCAACAGGCATAGAAATGCGTATAGCAAATTTAGAAAAGCATATGGAAGAGGTTCTTTCTTTTGTTAGGCATATACCAGTGCTTGAAGAGAGAATAGGAAGATCATTGAGTCAGTCTTCAGATCACGAAGTCAGACTTAGAACTCTTGAACAGTCTCAAATGAGGGACAATGTTCAGTCTAAGTGGGCTGAAAGAATAATAGGTGGCGTGGTGATTGGTTCTATTATAGGAATTGGCGGAGCAGTGTTTACTTATGTTCTTTAATAAAAAAGATTCAGACGCTGTTCTTGAGAGAATTGCATATATGCCACAAGGAACTTTGGGAAAACTTACTATAGGAACTGAAGTCTTTTGGACTGCTGAACGTCCCTGGAGAAACAATCAAAAAGAAGTGAGCTGCATTCCCAATGGAAACTATACCTGTAAAGCTTATACATCAAAAAGATTTGGAGAAACATTCGAGGTTACTGATGTAGAAAACAGAACATATATTCTTTTTCATGTTGGGAACTTTCCAGAAAAAGATTCTCATGGATGTATTCTGCTTGGCGAAAGATTGATGGATAATCAATCAGCAGTATCTTCTAGCAAGGTTGCGGTTAATAGATTTAGAGAGACTTTAAAAGATGTTGAAAGCTTCGATATCGAAATTAAAGACACAACCCCATACGACTGGTCATAAGACTAGGATATGTAAGACTTGTTTAATCAACAAGCACATAGATGACTATGAGGTAGCTAAAGGCTACAAAAGAAGAGAATGTCGCCCCTGCCGTTCGGCGGAGAAAAGAAAAAAAATCAGCAATAGTCCATATCTTTATATAAACAACCTATACGGACAACTAGCATACAGAAGGAAGAAGACACATAAGTTTGATATAACAAGAGAATACCTACACAAGTTATACGATAAACAAAAAGGAATTTGTGAATACTCAGGGGTGGTTATGACTAATGTAAAAGACGGATCTGGATATCACTTACAAAACATATCAATAGACCGCATTGACAACACTAAGGGTTACGAGGAGGGTAACATTGCCCTAGTGTGTCTAGCAGTAAATATGATGAAATACACCTTAGAGTTAGAAGAACTCATAGATTGGTGTAAAAACATCTCAAAAAATAATTAAGACTCCATGTTCTTTAATATGTGAGCAATCACTTCTATAGTCCAACCATTGCCCAACATCTTGTATCTTTGTGTATTAGAGACATGGTTGGTGTAGTTATCAGGAACGGTTTGCAGTCTTTCACATTCTAAAGGCGTAAGCTTTCTCCAATAAACATCATCTTTAACTAAAACATTATCCTTTTGTACTGTAGATATGTTGTTGGTTTTGTCATCCCTTCTTAGTTCAAGCATCTGCTTAGACTTTCCTGCAATAGATCCTTTGTGATCTTGTCGCACTCCATCCACCTTATATCTTCCAACGTATCTCCCACAGACTACTTTGGGTTCCCTATTACCACCTTGACAAGTGTTTACTGTTGGAGATTTTCCTTCTGGACTATAGACCCTTTTCAAAATGTCATGCCCATTAACATCAATCGCTGTGCCTATATGTTGAGGCACTAAAGTCATTCCATTGTTCCCAGCTCCCTTATACATGGATGCTGTCATGCAAAGCGACTTCTGATCTAAGTTTTTGTAATGTCTTCTATTTCTTGCGGTATCTTTCGTTGGGTTTTCATTTGGATTCTCTTCTAATATGTCTCCCAAAACAACACCCCTTTCCTTTGGCATCTCTATCCCTGGAATGTTAGTCCAATAATATCTTTGCCTAGACTGTGCTGATACAAGAGAACTATTTATAAAAATAGGCTCAACTCCCATGTATTCAGAAATAATATCTAGGTATTCTTTTTTCATTCGCACATTTTCCAACAAAAAGTATTTTGGCTTTAACGTATCAATACATCTAACAAATTCAAAAAACAACATGGATCTGGGGTCGTCAAAGGCAAGTTGCTTTCCTGCAAAAGAGAATCCTTGGCATGGACTACCACCCATAATCAAATCAATCTTTGGTAGTGTGGACAAGTCAAGCTTGGTTATGTCTCCAACTTGGATAATTTCCGGGTAGTTAGCCTTACTTACTTCAATAGCATACTTATCTATCTCACTTGCATAATAGTTATCTACCTTGATTCCAAGTCTATCAAGTGCAATTCTTCCACAACTCATTCCATCAAACAGGCTTAGTACGTTCATTGTTGCACCTCCTCTAAATGTCTTATCAGCATTTCTAATCCTGCTTTAACACCTGCGTGTTCTGATTTAGTATGGCTATCATTTACCCATTCATCATCAGCAATAATATCTTCTGCAATATTTTTTACCCTCTCAATTGTTATCATTAGTCTTGCTCCTTGCTTGTTCATCATTCTTAAATATATTGCATTCATCACATTTCTGTATTTCCTGCACTTGGTCTTGGGTGTTGAATGTATCAATCCACCCAACACCATTACATAGTTCACAGTTCATTAGATACTTCCTCCCAACATCTATTCTCGTGATTATAGACTCTTGTGTCATGTGATACTTCGATGTCTGTAACTTCCCAATATAATCTTTTGCCACAACTATAATGTTCGGCTAATTCATTATCAGCACAATCTTCATGGTCAAAGTCGTATTGATCAAAATAATTATCAGGCAATTCATATATGCTCTCTCTTGTTTCTATTATTCTAAGTTTCATTAAACATCCCCCTTGCTTTGTTTATAGATTCCATGTGCCTTTCATGTCTTTCCCATTCGCTCTCTTGAACCCCTACCTTGTCTTCATAGTACATTTCCTGTTGTAGTTCTGTCGCATCATCAAGATTTCCACTTCTCAATTGCAATACAGAGTCATGCATTTTCTCAATAGCTACTTTGCCATGTAAAATTTCCACTATGAATTCTTCTGCCGTATTGAAGTCGAATTGATTAAGCCAATTACCAACATCTATTTTATCTATTTGTTCCATGATTGATTCCCTCCCTTTCATATGTTTCTTTTAATTGATTTGAATTTACTTTTATAATCTCATTGGTTTCCTCATCCAAAAAACTAATTTTTTTTGAGGATCTGGACTCTTGCAAGTCCTCCCTAATATAACCAAATATGGTTGTTCCCTTAATTTGTACTCTCATTACTCCACCTCCTCTTCTCTAATCAGACCGCTTACTCTCATTATGTCTTCTACACTATTAGCAATATAAATAAATTCATCTTGCTTCTCTTCTGTGTAAACCTCTGCCCCATTCTCGTCTATTGTTGTAACAGCATCTAAAGATGAATACTCTAAAATAAAATCCGATAATGTTTTATAAACCTCTATCCATGTTTCAGTTGGTATTATTGTTTTTTTCATACATTACCTCCTATTAATTTTGCTTTCTTCAGATAATCTACAGAAGTTCCTCCGTCCATTTCATCTGTTAAATTAAACTGAACTGCATTGCCCCACTCATCACAATCAAAGTGTTCGTTTAATATGTCTAACTTAATCCATACATGCGAACAAGTTTTATCTTGCTTTGTATTCCAAGCAACTACAGTTCCGCATTGATTAGAAATATCCGTTTCATAATTTGTTACACAAGCAAAAGTCTTGTCTGCAAATTTAACTCTGTCTCCATCTTTTAATTTAGTTATATCTAACATTATTTTTCTCCTTTAAATTGTTATTAACTTCTCTTTGCTCAACCCTATCCCAAACATCACAGAATCTCTGCAAGAATAGATAATGCTTAGTATCTTTATAATTACCTACTGCAAGAGAATCTAAAGCACACATATGCTCTAAGTCATTCCTTTCGTAGAAGTCATAAAGAATGTCGCACATATAGTTAAACAAACTAAACTCCTTATTTTTAAAATGCTTCATTATTCATTTACTCCAAAGTATAAGTATTCAATTGCTACGTCTACTCGCAGTTGGTCTTCTAAAGAGTAAACATCTCTGACCGCCTGTAATAGATTGCCTTTTGCTTTTTGAAACTTCTTTTCTATAGTCTCATCACATGGGACAGAAAACTTTATATCCGCATGGGTTATTTGTTTAACATTGTTTGGAAAGTCTCCGTTAGTTGTTGCTTTTATTTGTACTGTTAAATAATCAATACTCATTGTTTTTGCTCCTTTAATATAGTTATTTCATCATCCCTTAGGTCAATGTTGTTTTCTTCCAAAAACTGAATCTTTACACTTTCAATATATTCTTCTTTGGACTTAGCCTCTCTGCCTATATCAAGTGCTGTAAAAGTTATTTCTGCGGTATAAATGTTCATTAGTTTTGCTCCTTTAAAAAATTAATGACTTCGCTTAGGTGTAAGCTTGAATAAATCTCGTCTTGTGTTTCGCAATCATTAGCGTTGTAGTTGCAAACTGCAAACTTCCAATCTTTGTAATTGTCTAAGTTCTCAAATCCTATCCCTAGATAACCTTCCTGCCTTTCACTAAGTAAGGGCGAATTAATCCAAATCTGATAATCTTTATATAAGAAACTAGGTAGTTCATCATTAGAATAAGATATGTTTTCCCAATCTTTTGGGATGTCTAGGTCTTTATAATAATCAACCCAACTCAAACCCTTGAAAGGATTATAGGTATCTTGAAAGTCATCTTCTGAAAAAATAACTGTATCGCTTCCGTCTGTTGCCCAATCATAATGATAGGAACTAAGTTCCTTTTTAAGTTTGCGAAGATCAGTTTTATCAATCTCTAAAAGATTTTGCTTCCCTTCACAAAAGTTATATTTATATCCTTTGAGATTAAAAGAATCTCTGTCAAAAAATATCCATGTATCAACTTCAAATGTATGCATATATTCCCTCCTTAAATGTTCGTATATGTATTAGACTTTCTCCGCCCCTCGATTTGGGGAAAGAAGAAAGTTTCGGAAAATTATTCCTCATCAGTAATACTAATAGCCTCTATAGACTCGTCTTCATTATCTGTATTCCATTCCATACTATCGCCATGATAGTGAGCCATATCCTCTGCTAGTTCCCAAGACTCTGCTTCAACGTATGCAATAGATACAACC